CTTTGGCCCATCTTCGAAAAGGCAACACCAGCAGACTACAGAGGATATATCTATGGTGATTTGCTATATCATCCTGGCAAGCCATATGCTGGCAGTGATGGCTCAATAAGTTTTACTCCTAATCAAACAACCTATAATGTAAGGGCAGATAGCAACATAGGAAGACGCATAGGTAAAAGCAAGGTTGCGGTTGCCGCACACAATGCCTACGAGTACTTCGGTGACAAGAGCGGAACACCTATAGAGGATGTAAAACAGTTTAATGGCACTAGCGATCTAGTAGTGCTTGGACAGCAGTATGTTTCAAAATCTCCTGCTGTGAATGCTGATAATCTAGGCAACATAGAAAAGGTAGCAAACAGGGCACAGGGAGATATTGCTAAGTTCTTTACTCCACAGAAAGGTCTGAGCGACCTCGCAGACATATTCTATACATACATTAATCAAATGAGCCGTGCCAAGAAACTGGAGGACCTAAATCTTAACAGTTTCCTCAATTGGCTTCAAAATTCAAAGGTATCAGCCAACAAACAGGAGAAGATACTAAATATTGCTAAGGAACAGGAACAGGTAATGAAGGACATCTTCTATCTTGTTACTGAACTGATGAAGGCCAAGAACGAAGTCATCGACGAACTTGACAAAGCGGAAGGTGATGTAGTTGCTACAACGGGTGGCAAGCCAGGCGGAGAAGGCTATGTCAAGACCAAGGACAAGGTAAAACTAGTGCCTAGGGACCGTTGGACGCCATTTAGAAGCGATTAATCCGCCAAAATCCCCAAAAAACACACCATTACTCCTAGATTTACCCATTTTGGATAAATACATTTGCTAACAAAAATAGCGGCTCCGGAGAGGAGTTAACATTATAGAGGAGAAAACATAATGGCTGATTTAAGCACTTTTTATCAAACGTATGACAATGCCGGTTCAGGTGTTGCAGCATCTTACTTAGATGCAAACAAATCTGCAAAAGTAGGTCAAGGTATTGCTGGTAGAACAGTAATTGTTTCTGTATTAGGTACAGACGACACTAACGTAACTCAAGCAGAACTAGATGGTGTTATCGCAGGTATCACTTACGGTGAAACTGCTGGTTCACCTACATCAACTGACGCATTCACAGTAGTTGGTGTTTCTGGAACAGTTGGTTCAGGAACAATGTATCTTGCACTACAAGGTACAGGTACTGTTCAAACTACAAAAGGTGACTACTACACAGCAACAGCAGTTGCAGTTGTAGCAAACTTTGACGGTTTACAAGCAACATCATAATAGTTTTTAACTATTGTTTAAAGGGCGGGGAAGAAATTTTCCGCCCTTTTTTTATGACCGCTAAATAGACTGTATGGCACGCTATAATATCAAAACAACTGTTGATATCACCCGCTCCAATCCTGACAGGGCTGATCCTGATCAGGTCAAGCAGGCACAGCAGAGCAATTTTAATTCGCTGTTACAGGGCATCGGCATGAGAGCAAATGTTGAGTGGGATAATGATCCCACAAGGACAGTTGAAAATGACACGGCCTATTGGACGTGGCAATTTGAAGTTGAGCGTGAGGATGTATTCCTAGTAGATGATGATCCTGTGGGTCTGCTCAAGAATGATCTGCACGGTGTTCCGATTATTAAGAATCTAACAGAAACAGAGAAGTTTGCCAAGTCCGTGTTCCTTACCAAAAACGGTACAAACAATATCTGGATAGAACAAGCATAATTCACCGATAGTTTTATCAAACTCTAATATACAATAAATATTAGCATGAACAGATTGTATTACAACACAATAATGATGAGCACCATCTTTTTCATGGTGTTTGGCTTCCTACTATCATTATACGGACTACACGTTGATGCCCACAACATAGTATATGTTGGCGTGAGCATAATGAGTGGCGTGTGTGCCGTGTGGTGGTTTTGGGTTATGTTTGTGATCAAGGATATGTTTAATAGGGTAGAAAAGGCAGCGGACAAAATGGTTGAGGTCAAGGAAGAACTGGGCGGAATAAGGGGACTTATTAGCAAACTATTTGAACGCCAAAGAGATAAATAAACATATCAAAAGGCACACAACAGGCTATCTATAAAAACGCATTAGGCCAACTAACGAGTTTACTAATTGCCCCAGGAGTTGGGGAGTTTTTGGAGAATACTAGATGGCAAAGAGCCAAACAACAAGTTTAGAAAAAGAAAGTCTAGAAGCACACGTTGATCTGTGCGCCCTTCGCTACGAGCAACTAGACACACGCATGACCAAACTTGAAACTAAGGTTGATAACATTCACAAGGACATCACACAGGGCCAAAAGGGTTTAACAAAAGTTATCATTGGCACAACAGGCACAGTAATTGCAGCAGTTCTTTCGGTAGTTGTTACCATCATGCTCAAGATGTAAGCACCCAAATTACAAAACGTTTAAATATAGGCCTAAGGGGCCTTTTTTTATGAGTGACGTATCAAAGCGTTTTGAACAACTGATTAAATCCGTCTATAAGAAATTCATAGACAACGGCATTCATCTGCCTCAAAGAACCAACGAGGGAATCTTGGTTGGTAGCGTTCTTATTAAGAGCAACGGACCCCTCAAGGACATAGTGATAGACGGCAAAACAGTGTACAAGGAAATCAGCCTAAATAGTGTGGCCATCAAGATCGCAAATGAATTAGCCAGCAACAAACCACACAAATTTTGTGATGACCTAATGGAAATTGACAGAGAATACAGCAAACATTTTATTGATAGCAAGCATTTCATTGATAACTATCATAGGGCAGTTAATGCTAATAACCCGGAAAGGGCGGATATCCTTTGGACTAGATACGAAATAGCCAAGGAAAAAGCACTTTATGCCAAATCTAGAGCAGAGGATTTGACAGGGTTTTGAATAAATAATACATACAATCTGGGAAGAGGACAATGAAAACACAAGACTTATTTAAAACAAAAGCAGAAAAGGTGAATGAATCAATTCACAAGGCTTTCGGCAAGAAGATTGACTTTACAACCTTTGATGCCGCTAAACTAGAAGACGCTAGAAACAAATTACGCACACAGATTTCACAGGTGCGCAGCACATCAGGCTTTAATGAAAACTTGGAAAACGATGCATATCATCAAGCACAGTGGATGCTAGATGCTATCAATGCTGAACTGGCAGAAAGAGAAGAAACTGCAATTAATGGTCTTGAACTTGACGAATCCCCAGATAATCAAGAAGAATCAACCTCCGGAGAAGAAATGGAAACTAAAGTTACAGAAGGTGAGATCCAACAGGCTAGTGCGATCGTCACAGCAAAGACAATGGTTGATAGAATTAGCCGATTCATTGAAGAGATATCTAGCATGGAAAATGAAACGCTTCTTCAACTGGGTGATTCTATCAGAGACGAAATTGGTCAGGCAGAGTCCAAACAATTTATCGAAGCAAGTGCGCCAGCAATCCAAGCAGCACTTGAAAATCTAAAGACAACACGCGAAACACTATCAAGTGCAGTTGGTGTCCTAGCAGGTGAAGAAACATCAGGCGACATGCTTGGTGCTGAGCCTGATGAAGGTGGAGCAACCGACATGGCTGAACCAGCAGCAGATGCAGGAGCAGAAGCACCGGCTGAAGCACCAGCAGATGATTTTGCAACAGCAGAACCAGCAGCAGGTGGCATGGAAACAGCAGGTAGAGAAAAGCGTGAATCGATCGATTACGAAGCACGCCTACTTAAAACACTAGCAGGTTAATTATGAAACTGTCGGAGTTCTACCTTGACAAGGAACTTACCGATGCACTTCCGCCTCCGGGCGCAGGAGTTCAACAACCACCTCCACCGCCTGGTCCAGGCGGTCAACCTAATCCGGCTAATGATCCGCAAGCACAGGCCAAAATGATGGCACAAATGGCACTAGACAAACAAAATAGAAAAAAGTCTATACAAGACCAAATCAAAAATAAACAAAAAGAAATAATGAATCTTCAAAAAGAACTAGCGAGCATCAAGTAATGAGATTTAGAGAATTTGCACCAGACCAAATGATTGACAGATACGTTGTCGTATTAAAGAACATCATTGGTCGTGCTTCAAGCAAGAAGGTTCCTGCAAAATTAAATTGGGCAGGCCTCAACAAGATTCTAAAATCAAACGATGCATCACTCGCGGCAGACTATGAAACATTCAAGGCAATGTATGATAGTTCACCTGCAATCCAAAATCTAGTCAAGAACTTCAATGCAGACGGAATAGAACTAAATGTTCCAGGAGCCGCAGATGACGAAACTCCCGCAGACGGAACAACAGATGCACAGGCAGCAGTAGATGCTACAGCAGCATCAGCAGCACCACAGCAGTTAGCACAACAATAGTTCAGTTTTATATAATCTTCCGTAGAATATCTATACATATAGTATGATGAAAGATTATATAGACTTCTTAGGAATACAAATGAATTGTACTAACGATGCTTTGGCAAATGCCAAAACTATATCGAAAGCCATATTAGATAATCCACAAGTAGACTATGCAGTTACTCCTGAATGTGCATTAACCGGATATAATAACACTAATTTAGAATATTTTGATCAAGCTCTAGAAATTGTTAAGGATGCTGTACGATCTACAAAAACATCAATCTTCTTAGGATCAATTTATGAAGTTAACCAAGGACAATTAGAAAACACCTGTTTAATAATTAACTCAATAGGAGAAGTTGTAGATTACTATAGCAAATCTTACATCATACCATTAGACGAAAAACTAGGAGTACTTCCAGGAAAAAAGGCTTGTACCATGACATTGCCTGAACATCCGGAAATTAAATGTGGTATAATGATTTGTAACGATTTGTGGGGTTCGCCTATGATAAATGCTCCTACCATTCCAACCTTACATGCAACACAAGGAGAAGCAAACATATTCATTCATTTAACGAATGGAGATAGAGGTCTAGGTAAAACACATGATAAAGTTTACTGGGATTGGCATACTGCTTGGCTACAAATGATGTCAAGGTACCATATGCTTCCAATTATTTCTGTTGATAACAGTACAGCAATAGATGGATCTCAATATACAGGTCCAACTAGCAGTCCAAGTGGAGCATGGATTTTAGGAAGAAGAATAGTAGAAGTTCCAAACATTGGAGAACACAATTTTATCGCAAGAATAGATAAAAGGCATCTATTAGTGTTACCTCATGAAAACCCCTTTATCAATGCAAGTTTGGAAGAACCAAACTTGACAAATATGTAAAAAGACTGTATAGTAAATTATGATCGATGAATTCCAAGAACTTAAAAAAATAGAAAAAATCATTTGCGATTTTAAAATCAGCCTGACAGAGGCAGAGATGCTTGAACTACTACAAATAAGATATCGCTGGGGGCATGATACTATTGAATTTATTAATCATGCTGGCATGTCCAGTAACTTAATTTTTGATGTAGACAAACATCTAAACTTTGAAAAGTTTATGGAATTATATAATTTGGGTTTTGCTTCAATCCTAGTAAACATAATGGATTTAACAAAAGAATTAAGAGAACTTAATAAAAAATTATTTAAAGTGCGTGGTAGCCATACATACGCAAACCTGTATTTTTCAAAAGGAACTACTGCACATAGACCTAGTTTTGATCCTCATTCGCACGACTATAATGTAATTGCAAAATCAATCTATGGATCTGCAAAATGGAAAGTTGGTATGAGTGAATTTACATTGAACCCAGGGGAAACAGTATTGATACCTAGAGGAACACAACACGCAGTCTTAGAATCTACACACCCAAGATTATCTTTGACCCTTAACGTGTCGGGTTAGGAGGAGTACACACCATGACAATAAAATTAAATACACCACCACCTTTTGTTGAACGATACAAGTACAACGAACTAAAACAAATAAACGATTCTGTTACACGCAAACGTGTGTATCTTACTCCTGACGGTGAGAAACTTCCAAGCGTTACTACAATCCTAAGCAGCACCAAGGACATGACGCATCTTAACGAATGGAAGAAAAGGATCGGCGAGGAAAAGGCAAGACAGATTACAACAGAAGCAGCAGGTATTGGAACGGCAATGCATGCCAATCTTGAAAGATTTATTTGCGGCATGGAAAGACAGCCTGGCAATAATCAGGTCCACGTCCAAGCAAACAAGATGGCAGATGTAATTATCGAAAACGGTTTGAAGAACGTTGATGAAGTTTGGGCGATGGAACAGAGTTTATACTTTCCAGGACTGTATTCAGGCACGACTGATTTGTGTGGTATGTTTAATGGCAAGCCAGCAATCATGGACCACAAGCAAACTAACAAGCCCAAGAAGGAAGAATGGGTAGAGGATTATAAACTACAGTTGGTAGCATATGCAATGGCACACAATGAAGTGTATGGTACGGACATCAAGACGGGTGTTGTGTTCATGTGTTCCAGAGATTTACAGTATCAGCAGTTTGAAGTCACAGAGGAAACATTTCCAAAGTATAGAGACATGTGGCTGGACAAGGTAGAGGAATATTACAACAGCCTATGATGGACTACAAGTTCTATTCAGAAGACCAATTACTAGAAAAGAATTTTAATCTCATATCAGGAGTGGTGCCCGAGGATAGGGTCATAAACGATGTAAGGGAAGCATACGATTTTGAAGGTGCGCTAGTATATGTCGATAGTAATATTTTTTCATCATCTCATGTAAAGAAGGAAATTTTTGATCAAAGATTAAACAAGTCTCTTATCACTAAAATTTTAATTGATAGATCATTTGAAACTGGTCTTTCTGAAAATGATTTTAATAACAAAATACAACAACTAGCAAAACTTGGCATAGACACAAAGGATATGATTTTTGTGTTTAACAGAAGTGCCTATCATGAATGGATGGACAAGCATATTGAGCAAATAATATTAATTGATTTGTTTGCTATTTCTGCTGCCATTAGGCATGTAATTTACCGTCAGCCTGTATGCGAAGTTGATGTTAAGGATAGACCTAATAAAATTAATTTCTTAGTGGGTAAGGTAAACAAACCTTCTAGATTATTATTGCTTAAGAAATTCTTTGAAAGCAGTATCAAGAACGATACTGTTTTTAGCATTCTAGGATTGCCCAAAGATACAACAGATAAAAACTTTTTAAAGTTTCTAATCGACAACCAAGGACCCATTGATGGAGCCGCTACCATGGAACTAGAACAGGGAACAAGTAGCCAAGGATGGGGAAATAATTCAACACCTTATAATAACACTTCCGTGAGTTTTATTTGCGAAACACACGAAACCAATGACAGTTTATTCATAACAGAAAAAACATACAGACCCATTATTAACAAGCATCCATTTGTGGCAAGAGCAAGTTTTCCGTTACTAAAGTATCTTAGAGCAATAGGCTTTAAAACTTTCAATGATTTCATAGATGAGAACTATGATGATGAATCGAGAATAGATAACGAATACACAGAACTGCTCGTGACAAGAGCACAAGAGCTATTGGAAATAACTAAAAATCATCCTGAAAAAATACAAGACGTGGTAGATCATAACTATAAAATGTTAATTAAATTTGCACAGGGTGAACTAGCACTGTTTAATAAAAGAATATTTGACTCATTAAAGTAGCAGTTAATAGCCTCCAAAATTTATTTGACAGCATGGATAAATACTACAAAGAATTCAGGAGTTTTATAAGTGGCCGTTGTTCAAATAAGCAAGATACAGATCCGCAGAGGACAAAAAAATTCAAGTAGTGGAGTTCCACAGTTAAGTTCTGCTGAACTAGCATGGGCTGTTGATACACAGGAACTTTTCATTGGTAACGGATCAGTACAGGAAGGTGCTCCATATGTTGGTAATACCAAGGTTATCACAGAACATGATAACATATTAGAACTAGCCAACAGTTATAGATTTGCTTCTGATGATCCTTCTATTACACTATCACAACCTAGAACACTATTAGGAAAGATTGATGAAATTGAAGTTTCCGTGCTGGACTATGGCGCGGTGCCGGATGGTTCAACTAGTTGTAATCAAGCCTTTGTAAATGCCTTTACTGAACTCTTTAGAAATGCAGACGAAACATACAAAAAAGTATTAAAGATTCCTAACGGAGAATATCTGTTTACTAGTGATTTAGAAATACCAAGTAACGTTATCATAAAGGGTGAAACTCAGGAAGGCGCCAAACTAAAATTAGACACCACAAACATTAGATTTATTACCGGCAACGGAACTGGACTGATAAATTTTACGAGTAGCGACAGACCAGAAAATATAAGGATTGAAAATTTAACAATACTGAGATCCAACGGACAAACTGTATTAACTGGATTAAAGGAATCTTCTTTTGAAAATGTTACCTGGAAGGGAGAATATCTACTAAGCACACCTTCCGACACTATCAATTTAGCAACTGAGAATTCTGCTGTTATTTGGAACAATAATACTGTGGGTATTAAGGTTGATGATATCAAGTTTAAAAATTGTAAATTTGAAAGCAACAGTATTGCAGTTAAGGTAAGCCAAACGATAGCAACGGATACCAAGATTGATTTTGCAGATTGTGAGTTTTTCATAAATGATACTGCAATAAACATAATTGGTGTCAGTGGACAAGGAAACAATTGGCAGTTCAAGAACTGTTACTTTAGAGAAATAAGCAGATATGTCTTTAACAGTAATTGGGGATCTGGAACAAAGTTTATAGACAGTACCTTTACCAACTGTGGTAATTCTACAAATACTGCGGCAACACCTGTTTGGCCTATGATATCATTTGGCGAAAGCACAGATAACTTAATTATAAATTGTTTTTCTAATAGACAGCAACAGGCAGGCATCGTAAGTTCTGAAGTGATTCCTGCAATATCGGAAATTGTAAATAGTGATTATTCACAGTTAGCCAATAGAAACAAAAGCGAAATATATCTTTCTAACAGTTTTAAACCCGTCGCAGTGTTTTCTGCACTAAACAATTATATTTCTGTAAACTACATCCTAAGACTAGGTGAACATGTAAGATATGGAAAAATTGTTTTCCTAATGGGTGATGGATTGCAAAAAATGAGTTGGACTGACAAGTACCAATACTCCGATAATTCAGCAACATCAGAAGGTGGAAAAATTATGAGTAACTTCCAATTTGATGCTGAATTAAGAGACAATGATTCAGATAGTGGTATAGAAACACTAGTTTTGTATTACAAGAACCCTTTATCCACAGGACAGACTGGTAACATATCTTTTGATGTTTCTTATGGTGTGTAAAACACACTTTTGAACACATTTACTATTGTGTTCGCGTGAACTATCTGTTATAATGAAACTTAAATGCACATGAAGGTTGTATTCAAACTCCCTCATTTGCTCAACAAAACAAGCGGCAAAAACCGTTAGCGATAAATACCCTTATACAATAATTAAGGACGAAGGCAGAGAGAATGACAAAAGAAATTTACATCACAAAGCGTTCCGGCTCCAAGGAAAAATTAGACTTAGATAAAATGCATTTTGTAGTCGAGGAGGCTTGTAAGGGGCTTTCTGGTGTAAGTGCATCACAGATTGAAATGAATGCCGATTTACAATTCTACGACGGCATGACAACAGATGAGATTCAAAATATTTTAGTTAGAAGTGCCAATGATTTAATTTCATTGGAATCACCAAACTATCAGTATGCGGCAGCAAGATTGCTATTGTACACACTACATAAAAAAGTGTATGGTAGATACGAGCATCTTTCATTGCCACAAATTATTAACAAAAATATTGAACGTGGTGTATATGATCCTGCCATCAAAGAAAAATATACTCAGACAGAATTAAAGAAAATGAACACATGGATCAAGCATGATAGGAATGAAGAATTTACCTATGCTGGTTTACGTCAAGTAGTAGATAAGTATCTGTGTCAGGATAGAAGCAACGGAGATATCTTTGAAACTCCGCAGTTCATGTACATGATGATTGCGGCAACACTGTTTGCTGATTACCCTAAGGAGACACGTTTAACATACGTGAAGAAATATTATGACGCGACCTCACTTTTTAAGATCAACATACCAACGCCTGTCATGGCAGGAGTGCGTACTCCTATTCGTCAGTTTGCCAGTTGTGTTCTTGTTGATGTGGACGATACTCTTCCTAGTATCTTTAGCTCTAATAGCGCAATCGGTTACTACATTGCTCAAAGGGCAGGAATTGGAATCAACTCTGGTAGAATCAGAGCGATTAACTCGAAAATACGAGGCGGAGAAGTAGCACACACAGGTGTAGTTCCGTTCCTAAAAGTATACGAAGCAACAGTAAGAAGTTGTACACAAAATGGTGTGCGAGGAGGAAGCGCAACAACCCATTTTCCTATTTGGCATTATGAAATTGAAGATATTCTAGTTCTTAAGAATAACAAGGGTACTGAAGATAATAGAGTACGTAAATTAGATTATTCAATACAGATTAACAAGTTGTTCTATGAAAGATTGTTAGCCGGTCAAGACATTACTCTTTTCTCGCCTCACGAAGTTCCAGAAGTATATGATGCTTTCTATTCGGGAGACAACGATAAATTTCAAAAGGCATATGAAGCAGCAGAAAGAAAGACTTCAATCAAGAAGAAAAAAATTAAAGCAATGGACCTGTTCGGCGACCTATTGAAAGAACGTGCTGAAACAGGACGAATCTATATCATGAATATTGATCATTCTAACAGCCATAGTTCATTCAAGGATCCTGTTTACATGAGTAATCTTTGTCAGGAAATTACACTACCTACAAAACCTATCCAACACATCGATGATGAGAACGGTGAAATTGCTCTTTGTATTCTTAGTGCCATTAATGTCGGTCTAATTAATCATGTGGAAGAACTAGAAAACTTATGCGATCTAGCAGTAAGAGCATTAGAAGAAATCATAGAGTATCAAGGTTATCCAGTTAAGGCTGCAGAAATTTCAACCAAGGCAAGACGTTCACTAGGAGTTGGATACATAGGACTGGCTCACTATCTTGCCAAGAACAAGGTTAAATACTCGGACAAGAAAGCATGGAAACTGGTCCATGAGCTATCTGAAGCATTCCAATACTATCTTTTATGTGCTTCAAACGAATTAGCAAAAGAAAGAGGAGCCTGCGAATATTACAATAGAACCAAGTATGCAGATGGTATCCTGCCAATTGATACATACAAGAAGGACGTTGACGATGTAATTAAGGCAACACTGAAATATGATTGGGATGATCTACGCAAGGATATTAAGGAATACGGGCTACGCCACTCAACACTGTCCGCACAGATGCCATCGGAGAGCAGTTCCGTTGTGTCGAACGCAACAAACGGAATTGAGCCACCTAGAGCGTTCTTGTCCATTAAGAAGTCCAAGAAAGGGCCTCTTAAACAGGTTGTTCCACAATATCATCAATTAAAGAACTTTTATACACTACTTTGGGATATGCCTAGCAACGAAGGATATATAAATGTTGTTGCGGCAATGCAGAAGTTTTTCGACCAAAGCATTTCGGGTAATTGGAGTTACAATCCAACTCACTTTGAGAACAACGAAGTTCCACTGAGTGTGATGATGAAGGACATGCTCACAACCTACAAGATGGGTTGGAAAACAAGTTACTATCAAAACACCTATGACTTCAAGGGCGAGGAGGACAATGTCCAACCCGCAGGTTTGGAAGAAACTGTAGTTGACACACAGGTAAATGGTGCTACAATGAATGGCACTATGAACGGTCACGTAAACGGTCACGTAAACGGTCACGTAAACGGTCACGCCAATGTGGGTGAGACTGTTTCATCGGAAGATTTAGACGGTGAAGAGTGCGAGGCCTGTAACATTTAACAGGTATATGACGAGAAAGAGAGAGAGACAGACATTGACAAAAACAGTATTCAATAAGAACAAGGTGGACTTCACCAAGCAGTACATGTTCTTTGGAGAGGATCAAAACACTCAGAGATATGATGTGTTTCGTTATCCAGAATATGACAAACTAAACCAAACCATGTTGGGTTACTTCTGGCGTCCTGAAGAAGTATCACTTCAAAAAGATCGTGCAGACTATCAGGATTTCCGCGAGGAACAAAAACATATTTTTACATCTAATCTAAAGTATCAAACACTTTTAGATAGTGTACAAGGGCGTGGACCATGTTTGGCTTTCTTACCATACTGTTCTAATCCTGAACTAGAAAGTTGTATTGTATGTTGGGACTTCCAAGAAACAATTCATTCACGTTCATACACTCACATTGTAAAGAATGTTTATCCTGATCCAAGTGAAGTGTTTGACACTATCCTTGATGACAAGGAAATTATTGCTAGGGCAGAATCAGTAACTGAAGAATACGACAAGTTTTACAATGCAGCCAATGATTACTTCAACAAGGGCAAGGGCGACATGTATGAAGTTAAGAAACAGTTATACAAGGCGATGATGACTGTTAACATCCTTGAAGGACTGCGTTTTTATGTTTCGTTTGCTTGTACATTTGCGTTTGGCGAATTGAAACTAATGGAAGGTTCAGCAAAGATTATTTCACTTATTGCTCGTGACGAAGCAACGCATCTTAACCTTTCAACACACATTCTAAAGCATTGGGCAAAGGGCGATGACGATCCAGACTTTGTTAAGATTGCAAAAGAGTGCGAGGAAGAAGTTTATGACATGTGGCGCAAGTGCGTAGATGAAGAAAAGCGTTGGGCAGACTATCTTTTCCAAAAAGGAAGTATTGTGGGACTAAACGCAAATCTACTGCATGCCTATGTTGAATGGATTGCAAACAAGAGATTAAAGGCATTAGGATTAAAAACAATCTATGATCGTCCTATAACACAAAATCCTCTACCATGGACACAGCACTGGTTAAGCAGCGCAGGGTTACAGGTTGCTCCACAGGAAACCGAAGTTGAAAGTTATATTGTAGGCGGGGTCAAGCAGGACGTGGAAAAGGATACATTTAAAGGCTTCACTCTATAGGATAAGTAATGTTATGTACAAAGCACAGTTCAAAAAACATTCGCCCTATGAAAGTTGGACAACTTTTGGAACATATGGATCCGAAGCGCAAGCAGTCTCAGCAGCACTGCAAAAGAAAAAAATGGGCGTCATAATGATTAGAGTGATAGACAAGAAAGGTTCAACAATTTATTCTGGTTAATGTATGATTGATAAAATACAATACTTTCTATTAAAATTAATAGACTGGAAAATAGAGCTACTTAAAAAAACTAGAATGTATGTATCAGGTGAATACAAATACATACTGTCAGACAAAAAATTAGAAAAAGAAATTAACAGATGGAGACACACACGATGATTGAGATTTATGGAAAACCAGCCTGTCCGTTCTGCGACAAGGCAAAGAGTTTTTGCGAAACACGAGGTTTCAAATACACATACAAATCACTAGGAACAGATTACACAAGAGAAGAACTAATGGAACAGTTTCCAAACGCAAGAACAGTTCCACAAATTGTTATCAACGGAAAGAAAATTGGTGGCTATGATGCTTTTACAAAATACGTAGATGACACAGGCTACAATGGAACAGGACACACACTATAATGCTTATTGAAAAACCATACGAAGTAAATGACGTAGTTTCAATCAAATTATCAAGTGGTGAGGAACTGGTTGGAAAACTAGTTGAGGAAGGCCCCGAAGTAGTAACACTCGCTAAACCACTAATGCTGAGCATGACCCAAAAAGGAATGGGACTAGCACCTTACATGTTTACAGTAAATCCTGAATCAACAATTAAATTTAACGATAAAAATATCATTACAATTGTTAAGACTATGGATACCATGGCTAAACAATATATTCAATCAACTACAGGACTTGTAACCTAAATCAAGCATTTTAATCACTCTTTTATACGATAAATATTGTATAGAGAGGAATTGATATGGCTGTAGATTTTGCAGTTACCAGGCTTGGAGATAACGGAACAGGACACGGTTGTTGGCCGCCACGAGGCAACGATGAAGCAAGTCCTGATGTGTTTACAAACAACATAGCAGTACATAGAGTTACGGACCATTGGCCCACGCATTGCTGCGGACCAGCCTGCCACGATTCAAACCTAGCAGAAGGAAGTAGAAATGTATTCGTTAATAATCTAGCCATAGGAAGAATTAATGATGCTGTTGCCTGCGGATCAAAGGTAGCAGAAGGATCTCCTGATACATTCGCAGGCGGAGAAAGTGGAAAATTTATTAGTTCAAGAGTATTCACCGAGCCAACATTCATTGCAGCCAATCCTTACACATTAGAAGCAGCAGGTCCGTTAATCTTTGGAGCAGGAGTTAATGCACCTCACGATGATCCAGATAGTCCTGTAATAGATTATGGAGTTACCGAAACTCTGCCTGAAGCAAGGGCTGCTCCTTCGGACGATTCAACACTGTTACTTCCAGAACCAGCAGTAATTGATGCTGGACTGCCAACCACATGCGGATCATTCGTCATAAGTCCGGAAATTGATTACGATCAAAAACTAAGCACCAGTTACACAATTGCTAATCTATCCATTGGAGCAGTCTTCAAGCACTCAATACAGGGGCAGAATGATCTTACTGTGGACGAAATAATCTGTAACCTACAAGCAGTTGCGGAAAATATTTTGGAACCATTAGGAGAAACATGGCCTGGCTTCAGAATTAACAGTGGATTTAGAAAGAACCCTCCGGGTAAAGAAACTGTTAGCAGCCAACACAACAAGGGAATGGCCATAGATATACAATGGCCTGGAATTAGTGTTTATCAGTACAATGAACGTGCGGCATGGATCAGAGATAATCTTCCATTTGATCAATTTATATTTGAACACGGTAAATCAATTTGGTTACACATTAGTTATGATAGAACCAAGGAAAAGCAAAGAGGCCAGCAGTTAACATACTATCCGCCAGGAACTCCTGATTATAAACCAGGTTTGGTAAACTATTATGCGTTTGACGAATTTGGCGGTCCAACAAAAGTCTAGCACCCTCGAGCAAATAGATAACTAATAGTGTAATAACGAAAGGATTCATAATGAACCAAATAAAAAGATACATCTACATGGGAATTGGATTTTTCTGTGTGGGCATGGCATACATTGGTGTAATTACGCCGGGTATTCCATTTTCAATCTTTTTGGTTATTGCGGCATGGGCGTTCGCAAAGAGTTCTCCAAAGATGGAAAAGTGGTTATACAACCATCCATGGTTTGGTAAATTCTTAACCAATTGGAATAAGAAAAGAGTATTCCCTACCAGAGGAAAATACCTAATGATAACAGTGATGGCATCAACACTAGTCTTCACATACTACTTCACAGCAAACCTTAACGCAATCTTATGGAGCGGTGGCTTCATGGCATTGGTAGCAATATGGGCATGGAGATATCCAGGCTCCGTTGAAGAATACAATCGCAGGGTAAAGGCTGGCGAAAAGATAGCGTGGATAAAATAACATGAAGTGCGAAAAGGGAGATTTGGCAAAGATTATATTTTCTCTAAACAAGAACAATATCGGTAAGATAGTGCTTGTTGAAAAGTATATTGGCAAATTTAACGCAGGTGGCAAGTTTGATTTTAAAGGTGTTGCCTGCGTTGTCCCTATCGCGGATCACTATTGGTGGATTTCAGGTGAAGGACTAAGCAATATGTTTGGAGACACTCCCAAGGCATACATTGCTGATAGTTGGCTGGAACCACTGCGTCCAGATGCAGACAAGATGAAACAGAAAGAATTAGCCCCAAGTGAAACAGACGTGGCGGCATAATAATCACACACACAGCAAAATAAAATAACAAGGAAAAACAAATAATATGATAACAGGAAAAGTAAAATGGTTTAATGATACCAAGGGTTTTGGTTTTATTACTCCAGATGACGGTAGCAATGACGTTTTTGCACACTACTCACAAATTCAGAACAGTGGATTCAAATCTCTAAGAGAAGGCCAATCTGTAAGTTATGAAGTTGAAGAAGGACCAAAAGGCTTGCAGGCATCACACATACAACCTCAATAGAGATTGGATGAATTCACACCCCAGTTTATGCTGGGGCTGTGATAAATATCACACTATGACAGACACATACATATTAAACAGCACACCGGTTAATGCCGGTAACTTCCAGGAATATACATACGAATGCGAATGGATTGAATGCTCGTGGAAAATGGTCCACGGAACCATCAGTCTAGTAACAGCATTTTGGTATCCTTGGGTGTTGAAATAGATTGACACAGAACACAACCTCTGCTATTATACATAGACACTATAGAAAAGGAAGGTAACAATGCCTAAAGTATATCACTTCGAACTAGACAACGAAGACATCTATGAAGTTATAGCAATGAACTTCAAGGACGCCTGTCTTACCCTAGAAGAAAATCATCCTGAAATACGAATAACAGATATACGTTCTATAGCAGAACATCTCAATCCCATTCCGGGAGTAGACACCATACACTAAAGAACACAGGGCTTCTAGCTCAATTGGTTAGAGCCGGCCGCTCATAACGGTCTGGTTGTCGGTTCGAGTCCGGCGGGGCCCACCATTTAATGGCAGTGTAGTTTAATGGTAAAACAGCCTCCTTATAAGGGGTAAGCGATAGATAATCCGCCGATCTCGGTTCGAATCCGGGCACTGCTACCAAACTTCAAGGAACCTTATGTCAGTAAAATACATCAAACCCAAAAAGATGAACCATCCACTGAAACTCCGAGAAAGCGATGTTAACCGATTGGTGGCTGTTTTAAACGATGAACTATCCTATGAATGGATATCGGATGAGGAAATGGAAGCGTTCCAGGACCAACTATTTGATATCATTGCCGCAAAGAATCAAACGCACGAAGGCTCTCTGGTAATACAATGAACGACAAGATCAAGGAAATGCTCACACGCCTTGCGATCGAAAATCCCGGCGTGCAGAATAGATTCAAGATGAGTGCGGGCATCGTGTATCGCAGGCATCTAATTGCCACAGGCGTCAACCAATACAAGACCCATCCGATCATGATGCCCGAGAACGGATACCGTGAGGGACAGATATTCCTGCATGCGGAGATCGATGCAATAAAAAATGCACTGCGGCTCATAACCCAGGAACAACTTGCAAAATGTGATCTTTATGTTCTTCGCGTCAAGCGTCCTGATGTTCCGTGGAGCAAGGATTGGGTGTATGGACTTGCCAAGCCCTGCAGAGGTTGCCAGAGAATGATTGCTAGTTTTGGAATCCAAAATGTGGTATATACGGAAGATTATGACTTAATAACCCAAGATGAGTGTATTCTTTGAAGAATTAATATCGTTTCGAATCCTACCGCTGCTACCATACTCATAAATATCATGATGACAGAAAATACTAAATGGCCCAAAAAATTTCCGGGTGTATTACCAGGACAGCAGAATCCATTACATAACAATATTGAATTTTGGAAATTTGGAATAGTGGAAGATGGAGAGAGAATGGTAGATCCTTTTCTGCACTATTCATCATTCGTGCTTGGTTATAGTGAAACTAGAATAATAGATGCGGTCTGTGAAAAATTAAAACAATACAAGCCGGAAGTGGCAGAAACACTGCACAGAGGGTTGGCACCGAGATTGAATGATCCACACTGGGAGTTGGCTGAGAAGTTATATACCATGTCAGGTGGATACAAGAGTGTGTTTACACTTTCAGGAAGTGATGCCGTTGAGGCAGCAGTGAAACTGGCGGCTGCTTATCATGAAACCAAGGGCAATACTAGGAATAAGATAGTCGGATTAAATGACGGGTATCACGGAACCACTCTGCTAACACTTTCCATAGGATCCGCAGAATTTGATAATCCACACTACAATATGGAACGCTATCAATCAGTCATAAGAATTGATAGAGACTTTGAAATTCAAGATGTAGATTGGAGCGAAGTTATGTGTTTCGTTGTAGAAACCTGTCCACACAACGCACACAACACAGGATATCCGGATGAGTTTTGGCACAAGATAAGAACGCTACAGGAAGAACACGGTGTCATAGTCATCGTTGATGACATATTCATGGG